GAATCAGATCACCATCTTCTGTAAGTCTAGTAAGGTGTCCTACCTTTCTTTGTGTCTTCCAATAACATGTTGTAACACGCATCATATTATAATCACCCCATCTTCCTATATCATCTCCTTCTTGTAAGATGGCTTGAACAATGTCTCCACCATATTTACTGGAATTTTGATCAGAGTTACTCATAAGTTTTCTATAAGCTAATCCTGGTCTTTGTGTATTCCATTCATGAGATCTAGTAGGATCATAATATGAACCATCATTCTGATGTCCGTTATCTAGGTACAGTGCATTTGCTGCTGGATATAATCTCTCCAAAGATTTAAGTTGATCAGCATCTAATAAATAACCATAATTATCTATTACATCTGCAACACTCATCATATCACACTTACCTACAAAGTTTGAATCTGATATATATCTTGAGTCAGGAGATTTTTGATAGAATGTCAGAGCAGGATTCCATAACTCCACACTATAATCATCTTCCATCATTCTGAAATGCCAGAATTCTCTATCACAAATAAGCATGTCTCTAAAAGCTCTCTCTTCAAGTTCTTGCATTTTAAATCTCTCTTCATCAACATTTAATTGATGATGAGCCCATTCTTCTACCATACTTCTATAATCTTTAGAAAAGAAATCTTGTATTTCTGGTAATGATTTTAATGTCTCTGGAGCTACAGCTTGTTGGAATTCTTCTGATGCAGGATCTGCACCTTGCTTTATCATGTTTAACATTAACTGATTTTTTGCATCAGTAAGTAGAGTCTCCTCAATCTGTAATCTTTTTTGTTCTAACATCTCATTGTAAGATGTATCATCAACAGCTCTAAATTGAACCTTAGAATATCTTTTAGAAAATTCTCCAACTAAAACATTAATTACATTCGGTATGATGGGATAGAATTTAAGTTCTAATGCAGTCTCATCTTCTTTAGTAAGAATGTCAATTAACTCAGTATAATCATTATCCTCTTCAACTATATAATCTGTTTTATCAATTATACCCTTTGCAAGTTTATAATTTTTTAATACCTTTCTTGCATTATCTCTTAGATAGTCAAGCCCTCTGGTTTCTAACCAGTCTAAATTCCACGCAGCCCATTTATCATCTTTTTCTTGGGCAGGTAAAAATTGAAGTGGTTGAGTTAATGATGCTGCAACATGGGCTCCTTTATCAGCTTTAGCACCCTTCTTTAATTGCATTGCACTTAATACTTTCATATTCTAATATTTATTTATTATGGATAATATCATCACCAGGAGCGTAACTACAGTATACAAAAATATACTGAATGGAACCGTAGAACCCGTCATTATCAATAGTAGTTGTTGTTACCCAATCATACATTATTTTATTCTTTTAAATGGACTTCTTTTCTTTTTCATGGTAGAATTATTTTTTCTTCTACCCAAATTACTAAATGGTCTCATATTCAATTTATACAAATTTTGTGAATTTTCCAAAGATTCTAGTGACTTATCTTTCTCTTTTCGTTTAACATACCCTCTATTTGCCTGTTGCATCTTAGCAAATGACACTAATGCTGCAAATGACACAAGTCTATCCACGTTTAATCCTGGGTAATATTGAAGCATTTCTGTTATAAGCATTTTATCAGGTATTCTCTCTACACCAAATGTAACTTTCTTTACTTCACCATTATCATCTAATTCTTCATCTATAGCTTCTCTAATAAATTCAATTGCATATGATATAAGATGACTCTTAAATAATGTTCCAGTATTCTTCCATCCATATTCTTGAAATACATTACTATTTGAACCAAGATCTTTTAGAAATACCATCTGTGATTTTGGAACTAAATATTTTTGTTTTCTTCTAGAAATCATATACTGAATAAATAGTGATATGTTATTCTCAACAATTGTCCATGCATTATACCATTCAACTATCTTTTCTAGTTGTTCATGTGTTTTATTAATATCATCATATCTTCCACACCATGTAGCAACAATTTTATCTCCTTCAATGAATGTTTCCAAACCTTCAGGAGTTTCTTTTGTAACCTCTATTGGATTTTTATATACAATGATACTACAAAGTGAGTCTGATGTTGTTGTTTTACCTTCTGACACAGGGTCAATAGATGCATAATAAGTTCCAAAACCAGGATCCTTAATTGGTCTCTCCCACACTTGTAACACACCCCCTTTATCTTCTCTCTTCTTTCTTACTGGAAATTCATCTATTGGTATTCTATTAGATGTATTTGCTTTGAGTCCTTTATCAGTTCTTTCTAATTCAATAAATTCATATGAGTATTCTTTACGTTCAATCCTTCTCATTTGTTTAGTTAAGAAACTTTGTGGGAATATTGAAGCTTTCCTGTATGCAAATGCCTCATTTATATTGATTGGTTTCTGAGATATACGTAATTGAAATTGTTCAGGATCTAATTCATCTTTCCATTGACCTCTTTCTGCATCAATAGCAACTAATGATTCTTCAATTAAAGAGTTACCATAGTCATCTATAAAAGGAGGCATTGACCATTGTTCTGGAATAAATAATCCAGCAATTCCTATTGTACCTTTATCATCCATTAAGTCCGTTTCAACTCCAAGTATGCCATTTGCTTCAGGATTTAATATCATCTTCTTTAATGGTTCACACTGATCTAGATCACCCACAGATCCAGCTGCAATAAATTGACCCGTAGTCATCATACCAGAGGACATTGCTGGTCTAATGTACTCATATGTTTGATCCATCTTAGGAGCAATACCTGCTTCTTCATGGAAGAAATAAGTACATGGTCCACCTACACCCGTTGTTGCATTCTTTTCAAATGATGCACCCTGTATCTTTGATCTTAATCCTCTTTGAGTCTTTCTATTATTAATTCTAACTTCAATCTTTTGTTCCCAAAGAAGAACTTTATCTGGGTTGTTAGGTCTATACCATGCTGTATGTTGATTAAGAAATGTTGCATACTCATCCAAGAATTTCCATGAACCTTTATCATTAATATAATCTTTTAATGAAGCACCAATCTTACATATTGACCCTTCCTCAAACCAATATTGATTAACAATCTTTGCCATATGAAAATAAGAAGAAGCAATTTGCCTTTTTTTAAGTATTGCCACATGTTTGTAGTTTATCTCAGCCATTATCTCATATAAGGCCATGTGATATTGTGCATCTCTTATCTTTGCAAATCCATATTTCTTTTCTTCTTTATCAAATATAGGTAAGAAATTTAACCACATATAATAATCTCTAGTAATATACCAGCTTTTATTACCACTGTGATATATTACACCTTCTCTACATTTGTTTTTTTGATCATTCCAATATTTTATAAAGTCTTTTGATCTAAATGGTTTATCACAATAAACATTATCAGTATTAAATTTAACTGCTTGTTCATTAAACAATAAGGCAGTAGAATCAAAACCATATTTACCAGGTTCTTTAAATATTGAATCAATAAAAGATCTAAAATCCTCTATTGATTCAAATTCAGTCTCAGACCATTCACCGTCCTTATATGTTGGAACTGTTTTATACATCAACTACTTTAGCAACAATATCTTGTGAGTTAAATAATAAACAAGTAACACCTTCAGATTCAATTGACATTGGAGTACCAAACTCACTGAGTCTGACATTATCTCCTTCTTTCATTGTTGTTACTTCTTCACCTACTGACATTATTACAGCCGTCATAGGTTCTTGCTGTGCAGAGTCAGGTATAAATATACCAGAATCACCGTATGTCTCTTTTTTTTCATGTAACTTGACTAACACCTTGTTACCTAATGGGATAATTTTTTGCATTTTTTTAGTTTTTAAAGTTATTACATTTGATCATAAGCCAAACCTTGTCCTCCACGAACTTGACTTTTTTGTTCATCTTTCATATCATTATAAGCACCTTTGAATGATTGTCTAATCTGATCAAACTTTGCAGCGGTGTTTACTAGTGATGTTAAATTACCATCTCTACCATGTTCAATAGATGTGGTTTCCATATATCTTGCAAGTCTATCTAACATAGACTTAATACCTTTATATGCTCTAAATGTAGGAGTTTGATACAAATCTTCACATCTAGTTATAGCATTTCTTATTATCTCATCTTCTGGAGATTCCTCTAATCCAATTTCCTCTATTATAATTTCCTCTTTCTCATGTTCAGGCATGTTAAAGAAGGGGTTCATATCTGGATCTGGACATGTCATATAGAATACATAAAGATAAACACTCATGTATGTATCAGGATATTTATCCATTATACTCTTTAAACTTTTAATTGTATAACAGTGTTCTGATGGAATCACCTTATCATTTTGTATATCAAATAACTTTACTAACATAGAGGATTATCTTTTAACCACATTATAAGACTTCTTACTTCATCCTTTAAGTATGGAAGATTATGCATTTTTATTTCTTTTATTATAGGGTCACCATTAGAGTCATACTTATTGATTGGGTACCCATTTTCATCATCTTTCTCTTTTTCAAAGGATACATGTTGAATAGTAAGTTTTCCAGCTTTTAACTTTGGATTATGTTTAAGTATAATATACATGTATATACTCAATTGTATATTATAATGGTTTAAATTACAATCATCAAGATGTGTCAAAGGTTTAAACATTTTAGATGTTACACCTTCCCAGTTTGTAAAACCTTTCTCTTTTATCTCTTTGTTAGTTTTGTAATCAGTAATGTTTACTTTTCCATTAACCACTTCTACAAGATCTGCTTGTCCACAGATACAAGCTGATTTTAGGAATGCAAAGTGCTCTGGGTAAACACCAGGCTCTAATTTCTGCACAGGAGCCATTTTAATACCCGTAGCATCAACTAAAGGTTTTATTATAGGTATCTCTACCCCTTCACGTTCTATTGTCTTAAAATCAAGCATATCAGATTCCCTCTGATTATGATACCAATTACCTAACGTGATTGCTCTATCTGTTTCTTTCTCCCAAATTTTTATAACTTCTTTAGGTTTGAGACCATACCACTTTGAACGTTTATTCTTACAGGATTTTTTTGCAACGGCTTTTTGATCAAACTTAGGTTTAAACTTTGAAATAAAGGATGTAACACTTGTCCAATTTATATTATCCTTATCTAAGTTCTCATCTAAACTTTGATATATATGTCCGTCTTCTTTAAATATTACAGGCATTATTTATTTTTTTTTGGTTTATGTCTACTTACTGTCAGTTTATCTTCATCCTCTTGACTCATAACTTCAGGCCAATGTCCTAATGGACAGCCTGATGATAAAGATCTTAGTTTAAATGCCAGGCTACATCCACAACTTGCACAACAAGGTTGTGATTTAGGCATTGCGCAGTGTAATCCTTTTAGATCAAACATTGCACAACTAGTACATTTTTTGTATCTATCATTTGCAATATCTTCAACAAATTCATCTTTCCATATACTATTCTTTACACCTTCATATACTTTATCAAGGTGTTTAACTGCATTTAAAAGTTTATTTATTTTCATCTTTCCATTTTTTCTTATTATCTAATTCTTTTTCAATACGTTTAAGAGATTTTTCCATTTTATTTAACTTTTCTTTAACTGGTAAGTGTTTACCATATCCTGTATATGTTGTTTTTTCCATGTTACCTAACATATCCTTATGTCTCTTAATGGATCTCTCAATTCTATTCTTTCTTATTATGAAGGTACCGAGATTTGGTAAAAGAATTCTTGTATGATCTAGTTCCTCTAGATGCTTTCTTATCTCACTATAGAAAAATCTTATGAACTCTTCTACCAAATTCTCATGTACTTCACACTCTTCTGCTACATCTGAGTAGAAGATTTTGTATGTTTTTGGTTTTATATTATTCTTCAACACAAAGAATTTTATAATCTAAAAAAACACTACCCTCTACCTGTAGTTGTATATCAGATGATAAAAGAATTTTCTTATCAACCTTCTCAATCAGTCCTTTTGCTTTTGCTTTCTGGATTGCATTTCTGCATGATTGAGGGCTTTTGAAGATTTGTTTCTCAGATATTACCTTGCAAAATTTATTTAATTCAGCATCTTTAAGCTTAGCTAACTCACATAAACATTCTAAGTCTGCCTTACTTATTTGAATATCATTTAAGAAACAGTATGTAACTATTTGATATTTTATTACATCATCTTTAGTTACCCTAACTCTTTTATCTACCTTATTTACGATAGCCATGTTTTGACTATATCATTACTGTTGACTAAAGTATAAGTAAAATTATTGTTCCAGGTATCTCTTGCTTTCCTCATAATTTTCATGAACTTAGTCCAATCATCATTAGCTGCAATTACTTGACATCCTGCTGACCATTTATCTACTTGTGTTGACTTTTTACCAGCAAATTTGGTAGCTCTATGAATATTAATTCCAAATAAGCCTGTATCTGTATTCTCAGAGTTCATATTATATATGTCATCTCTATTATTATCTCTATAAACAGTTACAGGATTTTGTTGTCCTAATGCTTCATATCTACCTTGGTGCTTTCTAATCTTATGAGATTTAGGATATTGTCCTTCCTTTAGTACTGCACAACCTTTTGATTTTACAATTGGTGCATCCATATAATGTGATCCTGGATCTGTAGTGCAATCAAATTCATGATATTGCCATTCACCATCTACTTTATATGATACAGTAATAGTATCATCAAATCTATTAGTTACTCTACCTGCAGTCTCAGAATTTCTTATTCCTACAATATTTACATTGTAGTCACCATTCTCAAAGTATTTATATCCCTTACTCTCTAAGGTTCTTTTGATTTGCTCTCTACTGTACCTCATCTTGTACTCTCTTTAAAGTCCTTTTGGCTGGTACTTCATCAGGAGTTGAGTTATTATTCTCAGGAGATGGTGCTGGAGCAGCCGCCTGTGCTAAAAACATTTGAGCCTGTACTCTTTCAGCACGTGCTTTCTCAATGTCTTTTAACATTGTTTCATACTTTAATTGAACTTCTAAGTGTTCAATGTTTTCTTTGTAAAACGCTGTAATTTCTTCACGTTTTGCTACCATCTCTTCGTCTGATAGTTCTTGTTGCATTGTTTCTTTTGCCATTTTAAATTGGTTTTATGATTAATATATTACAAAGATACAAAAAAATAAACAAATAAGGTTTATCTTTTTGAATTTTTTTTGAAATTAAATGAAATAAGTTTAATTCTTATCTAGTGATACCCATTTAATAATTCCAGTAAGTCATCTATTGCAGCATGTCTATGGGAATCTTCTAATTGAGCTTTAAAAACATATTTTGAATTGATTAACTTAGCCATATCATGATATGCTGACCAGTTTTTATCCTTAAGATCTATTTGATATGAGTCACCACAAAATATTATCTTAGAATCTTTACCTAATCTTCCTATAGCCATAGCTAACTGACCTCTAGTTAAATTTTGGAACTCATCTACTATGACAACTGCATTATCAAATGTACGTCCTCTAAAGTGTGCCAAGGATACTAATTCAATAGACTCATCCTTTTCCATTTTATCTAATAGGCTTGGTTTATTATATACCTTACGCATATTAGAACGTATAGGAACAAGCCATGGTTCCATTTTTTCACGTTCAGAACCTGGAAGAAAACCATTATCTTCTGTAGATATAGTTGGTCTTGTAATAATAATCTTATTATATTGTCTTTTGAAAAACTGGTCTAATGCTATCTGTACTGCTAATAGTGTTTTTCCACTACCTGCTTTTCCAACAAGAAAATTAAATGGAGTTTTTAATATTTCAGTTTTAGCTCTTTTTTGTTCTTCAGATAGAGATATTGAGAATCTGACTGCTCCACGTGGTGGAGTCTTACTTTTGTTTGCTGTTGGCATAACAAATAATTTAGTTACTTACTCTTCTTCTTCTTAATAAACCTATCTCTAAGCATTATGCACTTATCAAAGTCATCTAAATTTGCAAAATAGTCAATTAAGTTCAAAACATCATCTGGATCTGGATCATCACTCATAGTAATGTCATGCATAAATGTGAGAGGCCCTTTTGTTTCTCCTTCTTCTAAGAATCTTTCATATGTAACATTCCCTATAAGAAGGCGGTATGAATTTAAGAATGCATGATGAATAAAAGCTTCTTCATTTTTTATTTGATCCATCTCATTCATTTTACTAAAGTCGTCCCAGTTTACGTTATCATTATTCATATGTTATGTTTTTGGTTGCAAAGTTATACAATTATTTTATTAAGTTCCAAATTATTTACCTACTTTCTTAATTTTATCTGTGTTGGATGAGTCACTGATGTTTTATTACCTATTACATTTATAGGTGTTGTTAAGTTTCCTTGAATTGCAGTTGAAGAAGGAAATGTAATATTATTTTCTGGGAATAAAGATTGAGCTGCTCCATACCCTATATACCCAGGTATTAAACTAGCATTTATTTTCTGGTCTAGTGTCCAAGGTGTAGTTGATTTAGGAACCACACCATAAGGTACCATCTGATTAGATCCAAATGGTGCATTAATTCGTGATTTGTTAAACATATTTCCTGTTAAGTTATATTGACGACCAGCTGGAGTATGAAAACTAAAAGGACCATTTTGATTTAAATGAGTACGTAATACCCCAGGATTTGCATTATCAAAGTTACGCATATTTTTTAATTTAGGCTTCATATATCTAAAATCACTAAGGTTACCTTTTAACATATTATAGTTACCTTTCATTCCTCTATTGAAGTTTAAACCTGAAGTTAAAAATTTTGAATTTTGAAGACCTGTTTGTGCACCTTTCCATAACATATTTGCTCCTCTACCAACAGGTAAAATAGATGCAACATCTAAACCTACACCAAAACCACCAGCACCAGTTGGATTCTCTATAAATCTTTGTCCAGCGTCATAATATTTCTTCTCTCCAAATACATCATTCTTCCATTCATTTCCTGGTAAAGTACTTACTGCAAGAGGAACAGCCATGCCTCCAGCCCAATCAAGTGTATTAAATAAAAATCCAGATAATGGTGGTGCACCTTGTGGTGCATTAGCCCATTGACCAATTCCATTCCATGGAGCTGATACATTTCTTTCCCACCATGTTGTTGGTTTATTTGAATGTTCATTCATATCTCCAACTATTTGTCCTGCCCAGTTTTCTGTTGCAGAGTTCAATCTAGCACCTTGATTGTTTAATAGACCCATTCTTCTATCCCGTAAGAACATTGGCATGTCTCCATCTCCATAGTCATATATACTAGCAGCATTATTACCACCAACACCCCATGCTCCTCCTGGAGTATTGAAATCCATAGTATTATTTCCAACATTATTAACATTAATCTGATTATTTAATGCCATGGTGATATGTTCAAAAAGAGGATTATGATTAAGATTAAGGTTAGCCCCATCTTTAATTTGCATATTAGTAGGATTATACTGAAGGAAAAGATCCATTTGTTCTTCATCAATACTTCCATCTTCCTTTCTAAAATACTGTTCAAGGTATTTTGATTTGAAATCTGCTAGTTCTTTTTTATTATAATTTGCTGC